GAAGTTGGCATACCAGATGACGTTCGGCGCGAGCTTGCTGGTTCCCCACACGATCGGGATCGGCAGCGCCGAGACCGCCGTCTGGATTTGCAGGCCGGTATAGTCCGGCGTCGATGCTGGTTTTGATCCGCCGCTGCGGAATATGCTCATGGCCTGCGCTCATGATTTCTTGGTGCCGCTTTTTTTGGCCCAGATGCTGAAAAAGAGCGGCTTACGCGCCGGATCGGCAAGAACGGCGTTACGCAAAACTTCGTCTTCGATGACCATTCCCGCCTGGTGGTAGGCGTGAACGATGCGCAGTGGCGCTACCGCGGTGACGATGCCACCGTGCGAGTAACAACGGCCATAACGGAACACCATGACGTCGCCCGGCAGCGGCTGCACCACTTCGGCGCCGCGATCGAAGATGAAGCCGAGATAGCGCTCTTCACTGCGATGCAGATGCCAGTCCACCGGATAAGGCCGCGGATCGAACGGCGGGCACAGTTTCAAATCGACGAAGACCCGCACCAGGAGCATGCCGCAATCGACGCCGACACCCTTGATATCGGCGCAGTTGTGATAGGGCGTACCGATCCACGACCGGGCCGCGGCCACAGCGGCCGCACGCTGCGCGGCCTCGGACGACGGAGGACGGACGACGGAGGACGGATTGTTGTCGTCCATGATCTGCCCTCTGTCGTCCGTCATCTGTCGTCCGACTCAGATCGCCATTTGCGGCGGCGGCACGTAGGGAAAGCCGCGGAAATTTGCCAGATTGTTGAACTTCGCCTGGCATGTGGTCAGCGTGTGATCGCAGCCGAAATAAACCGTGAAGCCGTCGCCGGGCGCCGGAACGCTCTGCAGCGGATTGATGAGGTTCAACGAGGAGCCGTTCACCACCGAGCCGACCGTCGCCGTCACGCCCGTGAGAACGCCGGACGTGAAGGTGATCGTGCCCTGCGCAAAATTGGCATCGGCGCCGGGCCAATAGACGATCGAGGCGGTCGATCCGGCACCGACCGCGCCATTGGCTTGAAAATCGGACTTGTGAAGCGTGCAGCCCGAATCGTAAAGCGTATGCAGGCAGGTCGGCTGATACATATTGCGCGGCATATCGATGTCGAGCAGCACCAGATCGGAATTGACAGTCAGCTTTGCCGAAGTACGGCCAATCTCGTCGATATTGCCGAGCCGCCCCTTGAACAGCATCGCCGCGCCGATCGCCGTGCCGCCCAGCCGGTCGGAGAAAAACACCCGATAGCGCACGATCTCGCAGCCGTCGAACGACCCGTCGCGCAATGCCTGGAGAAACGGCGCGCCGCCGGCGATGGTATCGGTCGAGCGCGCCGCGACGGTAATCTGCTGCTGGTCGGCCTCGAGCCCAACCGCAGCCTTGTATTTGAGTCCATCGACCAGGATGGAATTCGCCAGATAGGTGACACCCGCATAGACGAAGGTCACGTCGATATTGGTATAGGCAAGCGTTGCGCCGCCTTGCAGCGTGAACAAAAAGGCGTCCGCCATCAGCAATTGCGCGTCAGGACTGGCGCGGGCCGTGTTGAGATAATTGATGAGTGCATTCGTAGCCGGTTTCATGGCGACGCGCTCCGATAGCAAAGATTTTGAAATGCTTGGGACGCGCGGCTATGCCCGCAATCGCAATAGCATATCGACTTCAGAAGACTGCCTCTTTTGGTCGAGGCCCAATTGCAGATCGTCAAGCAATGGCAACAATGCTTGCGTGCCGCAGCTCCGCTTAGCGCTTTTGCGAAGTCAGCAGGTCGTCGTTGCTGCTGACGAACGATACCTTGTGGCGCAGGAGTGGCGCGATCGGTTTGCCGAAGCGAGCGAACAATGCGCGACTTTCACGCCGCGCCACTGCCGCGCGTAGGCCAGGTGGCTAGCATCCCACCGCCATCGAGATCCACAATTCATTGGTGATGGATTGGCCCGTCCAGGTCACTCCGTCCGGTGAGCTCGCATTGCCATTGCCAGTGCCGCCGCTGCTCGCAGCGAAGATGCCGAGCCCGTCGGAGTAGGCGACAAACGTCATAATCGCGGGAAGCGTGGTGCTGCTCCACGTCGTGCCGTCGGATGACGTCATAACGCTGGCGCCGACGACGCAAAAAAGTGCCAGCGATGCCGACCAGCAGCAATTTCCAGTTGCCGCGCTCGCATTTGCTGGGAGTGTCGAGGTACTCCAGTTCGTGCCGTTCGTCGAAGTCGCGTATGTAGATCCATTCTGAGTCGCCAGGAATATCCGCAAGCTTGGTGACCAAGCGACGGAGTTCCAAGTGCCGGTAGGCATCGTGCCTGCGGTCCAGTTCACGCCATCGGGAGATACGGCAACCACGTTCGTCCCTACTGTGCAGAATATGGCCAGTCCTGGCGACCAGCAGATGCCGCGCCATCGCGCCGACGATGGCATTCCGGCCGTCACGCTCCAGTTCGCGCCGTCAGTCGATGTCGCCACATTTTGGCTACCCGCGCCCGTCGGACCGGCCGGGCTGCAGAATATCGCGAGCGTGGGCGACCAGCACATTGCGTTGTAATGGCCGGGCGTCGGGATAGGGGGCGTGGTCGTCCAAGTCACGCCGTCCGGCGAAGTTAGCCCGTTTCCGGCAGAGCCGAGGGCGGAGAAAATCCCCAGCGATTCCGACCACGCGCTACACAGAAGGCTACCGAACGGCAGCGTGACCGGGCTGGACCAAGCTTTGCCGTCGCTGGAGACGCTCGAGAACCCGTTTACTGTGGTGCTGGAGATCAGGCTGAACATCGCATCCCCGAGTCTGATTGGAGGAAGCCATCGCCGACGGGCTTGGCGCGCGTCAGAGCTTCGATCGTTTCCAGGGCTGTCATTTCGATCGTCAAGGCCGGCTCGCGCTGCGGTTGTGATAGTGTGGCAAGACTAGCGTTTCGGCAAGGGCACAAGCTATTGCAGCCGCCGATGCATAGTTTGCGCCGTCTCGCGCGACTGCTTCGGCGCGAGCTGCGTGTCTCATTGCCCGCTTTTGACGCTGCGGAATTTCATGCTTTCGAGTTTCCACAGGTTCGACATGAATTCCTCGAATTCCATCTGGTCGTCGATAAACCGGCACTGGAAGGCGAAAGAGAAGTCGGCGGACACCACGACGCCGGCGCCCGGCGGCGTCGTGAAGATCAGCGTGTTCGGCGGCGTCAGGCCGTAGCTGCCACCTGATTGCGGCGTGCCATTGAGATAGACGTGCGAGACCGCGGTGACCCAGCCGACCGGCTCGGCGAAGCCGCCGAGCGCGCGGACGAAGCTGAAGGCGGTCGTCGCGCCGTCGCCGACGCCGATGCCTTGGCTGGTCACGGAATTATCGTCCGGATCGGTATAGAGAAACGTGCCGAACTGGCCCTGGAGCTGCAAGAAAAAGCCCATCAGGTTTTGCAGGCTCGACGCGCCGAGCCCGGCAAATCCGCTCGCCGACGAGGTGAGACCATAGGTCGCCTCGAACTCGTAAAGCGGATAGTTCATCAGCGCGACGCGCACCTCGCGGCCCGACGCATGCGAGGCGATGCGCGTGTTGAACGCGGGCTTCTTGCGGCGCGACCAGGCCAGCCCCGGCAATGTCGGCAGCGAAGGCGGCGTGGTCATGGTGTTTTGCTCCTATCACGTCCGCGCGCCGCGCAGCCCGAGATGGGCGCCGCTCTTGATGCCGTTATTGATGGCGCGGATCATGTGTTTGGCGTTGTCGTGGAAGAAGCGTTCGACGCTTCGCGAATCCAAAGCCGAGATATTGACGCTGACCGGGGCGTGAACGGTGCCACCCATGCCGGCGCCAGTGAACGGTCCCGACGTCTTCGCCGACGGAATGATCTTTTCGCCCTGATGGATAATCGCCAGGCCGCTGCGCACGACGTAATCGGTGCCGACATCAGCGCTCGCCACAAGACCGATAGCTCCGGCGGCAATGGCGCCGCCAGCTGCCAAGCCGATCGCCGGCGCCGCCGGGCCGGCTTCCGGGGCAACCGCCGCCGACACTTCGCTGGCCGTTTGACCGGCCGAGGCGTAGATCGATTTTAGCGCGTTGCCGATGACTTCGAAAACGCTGACTTTGCCCGAAGCCAACTCCGCTGCCGTACGCACCGCGGAGCCGGTTGTCGTTGCGGCCGTCTTGGCGGTCTCGGTGGCAACATGGGTGGTCAGCTGGCTTGCTTGACTGGCCAGATACTCCGCAGTCGTCTTGACCTGATTTTCGATAAATTTCAGCACTAAATCCGCGCTGATGTTCTTCATCGCTTTCGACCACGTTGTGGTTCCGGCGAGTAGCCCTTTCAATTGCGAATTGAAAGCACCGGCGATCTGATCGGCCGCGGCTTCCCATTCTTTGGCGGTTTTTACCGCCGCGTCATCCTCGGCTTTCTCCCGATCGATGGCGGCTTTCTCCGTGTACTTGGTCCTTTCGTCTTCGATCTGTTTTAATTTAACCGCGTTGCCTTTCGCTTTCACCGCCTCTTCGTCAAGTGCCGCAAGTTGCTTGTCCAAGCGCTCCTTGATTGCGGCAATGGTACCAGCGGTCTTTTGCGCCTCTGTTATATTGTGTAGCGCAAGCGAAGTTTTGAGCTTCTCCATCTCGTCCTGATAGACGAGATTGGCCATCTGCATCTGGCTTTTCGCCGCTTCCGCGGCCATGCGCGTGGCGTCGTGGTTGGAGGCGGCAGCGCCCACCTTCGTAATCATATCGCTTGCGCTGCCGCCCAATTGATCGATCTGGCCCGAGAGAGCCTTGATCGACGCCGCATAGCTTTGTACTGCGGCCTTGGCCCGGTTTATTCCGTCCTCGAACTCGTCGGTCGAGGCGCCGAAGCGCACTTCAATGCTGTCGTCAGCCATGAGAAAAACCTCGGCGGCTTACTTGATCGTTCCGGTCGGAAACATGGCGAGCAGATCGTGATAATTCTTCGACGGCTTGGCCGGCGGCTTATAGCCGAGATGGGCGGCGAACAGCCGCCGCAGCGACGGGCAATCCGCCCAGGCGCGATGCAGGTCCTCGAGAAAGAACACGTCGACCTGGTCCAAGACCTGATCGCGCGTCCAGTTGAGCTCGATCACGAGGTCGGCGACGAGGGCCCGCCAGTCGAAGGCGTCAAAGCGCTCGCCGCCGGAATTTCCCCCGCGGTATCGACCTTTCTGCCGCCGGCCTGCTCGATCACGACCGGCAGGGCGGCGACAAGTTCGGCAATGGTGATGGGTAGATCGAAAAACTCGTCATGGGTCAGCCGGGGATGAGCTCGGCGCAGGCCGTGCCACAGCACCTCGGCCAGCGGCGCAAGCCGCTCGCCGGACAGATTGTCCATGCCGATGCCGGACAGTTTCGGCACATAATCGGCAATGGCCAGGATTTGCCGCAACGACAGCGGCGCCACGCGGAAATCGTGGCCGGCGAGCCGAACCGGGCGCGCCGTCGCAAGATCGATGGATTCGTCAAGATCGACAGTCACTCCACGTCTCCTTTACCGGCCTGCGCCCGCCGTTTGGGAAGTTTCAACACTTCAGAGCGATATTCGTATGAACTGTTGAAACTATTGGAAATACTATATATTTGTCGTTTCAACAGTGAGCCAGAGAATCCAGCAGAACTGTTGAAACGATGGAATTCCAAGAGCTTAACAGCGACCAGCGGCGCGAAGCTATCAACACGCAGCAGCGCTACGGCGCCCATCGCGAAGCCGCGGAACGCGCCAAAGGGTACCGCGGCTCGATGGTCTGGACGCGGATTAAGGGCCACGAATACCTGGTCCGCAGTCACTACGACCCGTCCGGGGTGCGGCGACAAATCTCGCTCGGCCTACGTTCCAAAGAGACTGAGGCCATCAAGCTCGACTACGAACGCGGCCGATCGGACGCACGGGACAGACTGAAGAATTTAAAGGCCGTCATCGAACGGCAATCGGCAATCAATCGCGCCATTGGGCTTGGCCGCGTACCACTGATTGGAGCCAAGATCATTCGCGCCTTGGACCAAGCGGCAATGCTGGGTTCGGTCATCCGGGTGCTCGGCACCAATTCCATCTTTGCCTATGAGGCCGCCGCAGGCGTCCGCATCGATCCCGGCCTGACGAGTACCGAGGATATCGACTTGCTGTTCGATGCCCGTGGCGAATTAACGTTCGCGGCGAGCGAAGACGTCTCGCATCCATCGCTGCTTCATTTGCTGAAAAAGATCGATCGCAGCTTCGAGCGTGCTAATCAGCCGTTCCGAGCCGTCAACGCCGACGGCTATCTCGTTGACCTGATCAAGCCATTGCGCAACCCGCCTTGGCAGAACGAAAGGCAGCAGGTCAGCGCCGACGCCGACGACCTCTTGGCCGCCGAAATAGAAGGACTGGTTTGGCACGAAAGCGCACCCGCTTTCGAGGCGGTCGCCATCGACGAAAAGGGCGAACCCTTACGCATCGTCACGACCGACCCGCGTGTGTGGGCCGCGCACAAATTATGGCTGTCCAAGCGCCAAGATCGCGAGCCGCTCAAGCGACGGCGCGATGAAGCCCAAGCCCGCGCCATCGGCAGCCTTGTTGTGCAATACCTGCCGCATCTGCCGTATGCCGTGGACCAATTACGAATGCTTCCGAAGCCGATCTTTGAAGAGGCAGCTCCCCTTTTCAGTCCTTGACAAGCATAGCTCGCCGTCCGGCCCCGCCATTCTACTCGCTCAGGCTGATGGTGCCGATATTGTTCGACGCATCCGCGATCGCCTGGAAATCGAACTCGGCAACGGTGAATTTCTGGTTGGCGAACGGCAGCGACAGCTTTGGCGAAACGCAAGCGTTGAGCTTCACCACCAAATCCTTGGCAACGCCGAAATAGTTGAAGGTTTCTTTCAACGAGATTTCGAACGTCGGCATCGGGCCGGTGAGCTGGTTGGCGAGGCTGATCTTGTTCCCGGAGGAGACGTTGTAAGTGTAATAGATCAACACCGCCGCGCCGTTGTCGGCCGTGTTGAAGCTGTAGACTCCGCCGGCCACGCTGTATTGACCCTGCGCCGGCGATGACGCCACCGGCGCGAGCTGCGCGCCGCTCGAGGCGTAGAACACGCCGTAATCCTCGACGAAGGTGGCACTGTTGACGACGGTCACCGCGCCCGACGCGACGGTGTCGCTCTCGCCCGTGGTCATTTCCAGCATGCTGTTGGCGGTCAAGGTCTGGCCGAGGAACAGATTGTTGATCTGGGTCGCCTGCAGGCGCGCGTATTTCGCCTTGCCGGCGATCTTGAACTCGCCGCCGCCGGCCGCGACGGGCATGTTGTACTGGCCGAGCAAGAACTCGACCTTGCGGTCGAAATCGAGCGAAACCGATTCCAGCGTGCCGAGCAGCGCGGGCGGCGTATTGGCGACGTCGGTGCGCTTGCCGATCAGCGTGCCGGAGCCGAAGGCGTATTGGGTCATGGGCTGTGTCTCCTGGTCAGAGTTTTGGAAATGGAGGTTGGTCGAAAAAGCGAATGGCGAATGGCGCTTGGGAGGACAAAACCCCTCCCCTACACCCTTTTCGCCACTGCCATTTACGGTGTCGGTTACGGCACCAAAATCTGGAACGGAATCGCGGCGACCGCCTTGCCGTCGATGTCACCGGTATCGATGAACACCGGACCAAACGGATAGCAATGAGCGACGAGCCCACCGAGGGTTTGCTTGTTGCCGTTCATCGCATCGCTGCCGCTCGGGACGACCGCAGCGTCAACGGCGTCGAGCAGCGCGTTCATGGCGGTATCTGGCGTATCCTCCGGATCCATCCCGGCCGAGAGATAGACGAACACATGGGCATTGATGGTCAGCGTCGGCAGCCCCTCGTTCTGCCGGCCGCGCACCTCGCCGGTCTTGAGCATGGTCAGAAACGGCATCTGCGTCTCGTTGACCTGATCCCAATGCACAAAGCGCCGGCTCGTCGCCGTGAAACTCGCCGCGCCTTTGATGACATTGAAGAAGGCAACGGAAATCTGTTCGCGGGTGACTGTGGTCATGGCGTGCCGCCAGTGTTGCTACGTGTTCACAAAGATGCAGTGTTGCGAAAGCGACAGAGGTGCGGCGAGGAATTCGTCGCAAAATCGGTCTTCGATCGTCGCTTTGACAGCGAAGCAAAGCTACGGCTAACCGGCACAAGCTATGCTGTACGGAATCCAAATCTCGTCGAACGATCTAAGCCTTTCAAAATCCGCCCTGCTGATGGAGCGCTGTTTGGTCAAAATTTGACAGTCTTCGCACATGGCCGAGCGCGACCGCGGCAGCACATCATCTGTGGTCAAGTCTCTCACACCATAAAGAAGGGGCCTGCTGGGATATCCCAAAGCGCGACAATTGTCGTCGTCGTCCAATACGGCCCTGGTCAAGGCGATGGCACGCTCGAGTGCTCTACGCGGATTTTCGGCCTTAAAAACCACCAGATTTTCCCACACGTCGAGGACCGCAGAGTCCACCGGGTCCGGAGGAAATACGACCACGACGTGGGCCACATAGCTCATCGTTATTCCCAATATGGACGGACCACTTATCGCGTTGCAGGGTCACCTGGAATATCATTCCAGTCAAATTCCGGCGGCTCGTCGGGATCGGGTTTACCGCCGTTTCTCAGACACAATCTCAGTCGATCAGTGGCTCGTACTCGGCACGCATCCCTGTATCGAGGGCTGTATGCTGCAAAGATATCGCAGCGCCCGTATTCTATCCAGTATCGGTCGAAACAGTCATCATCGCTGCCGCTTCTAGGTCCAGGGGGCGGCGGAGGAGGCAATTTAGGAAGGCGCCGCGCTTGTGGAAGAGATTCAGGCGGAACAATCGATTCTGGCGGAGGCGGAGGCTCTGGTGCCGATTCGCCCGGCGACAAGAAACGCGGCAATCCGCGCAGGAACGGAAGCTCCAGCGTGCCCGGCCGCGCACCTCGCCGGTCTTGAGTATGGTCAGAAACGGCATTTGCGTCTCATTGGCCTGATCCCCAATGCACGAAGCGCCGGCTCGTCGCCGCGAAACTCACGCGCCTTTGATGAGATCGAAGAAGGCAGCGGAAATTTGTTCGCGGGTGATCATAGTCATCGCGTGTTCCCGTGAATTGTCGTTCCAATACCCCGTAGGCCGGGGCTTTATGCCGCGAATCTCAGGGCAGGATAATTGTTACACGGAGTCCCAAGAAAAGGCGTCGCTACGCTCGCCTGTTTCCAGAAAATACAGCGCTATTTTTTTCAATTCATCGAAGGTCAATATATTTCGCGCCGGCACGGGAGTGAGAATATTTGCCGTGAGAAACTCTACATACCCGCTCGTCAAACGTGGTTGAGGCGCAACGGCGACGAGGTACGGCGGATCGCCGTCAGTGCGACTATGTTGGACGCAACCAATCTCACCGCCCATCCCGATCATAAGCTCAAATCCGTTATCGCCCGAGAATCGTCCGAAGAACGGAGCGTTGCTTCGCCTTTTATTGAGCAAATCGACGAGCGATGCCTCGTCTGCAATAACCTCGCCATTCATTATATCAAATTTGTCCTGCTGATTGACATATTTGATCTTCATGGACCGATGCCTCTAAATTTCACGACCTTACCGCTTGGGAGAACAACGTCTAATGTAGCGCCCGGTGGAAGCATCTTCGGTAGTAATTTGGTGCAGGTATCACATATGTCCGGATTATTTATGTAAAGGATACCCTGCATGAGTTCTTGATCGCGCATAATAGCGGCAGCGTGGCCTTCCACGTGTGACCTAGTAATCAAGTCGAATCCAGAGCTCTCCGGCGGCATATTCGCTGCCGGGCCATCATATCCGCTTTCCAGTTCAATCGGAGAATGGTTTGGGATATCAAGAATTCCAGAGGTCTTGCCTCCTGTGTATGGCACCAGTTTTGGCGGTAGGCCGCCCGGAAACGGTAGCTTTGGTTGCGGTTCAACTGTATCGGTGGGTCGGGACGGCGCTTTGGCTGGAGCTTCTGGCGTCGGTAAAGGCTCGCTTGGAGGCGAAACCCGGGGCAACCCTCGCGGAAATGGAAGCTCAGGTGGTCCGCCCTCCCCGCCACCACCGCCAAACTCCGGTCTTTCCCAAGGCTTATGCCTGGGATCCATCATGACCGGCACGACGTTGGGACCTTCGGGTGCCGCAGTCGCCGGCGCGAACCAACCGGGATTGGGGGGCGCTCCGGCGCGTGGATGTTTTGCGGGATCCCAATTCGCTTTGAGCAAATGACTGCGGTGGAGCTCTGAAGCGCGCCGCATAATGTCGTCGGCGGATTCGACGCCTTTCGCGAGCGATGGTGGGTTGGGGAATTGCATCTGCACCGTGGCAATCGCGGCTATCGCGAGATCGCCGCGATTGAGAGCGTTTGCAATGATCGCTAGTGCGCCAGCCTTTGCCGTGACATCGATCGGAAGCCGGTAGCGTGTCGTCAGTTCATGGTTGAGCTCGGTAACCGGCCGAACGGTCCACCAGTTGCCCGCGCCACCAATGTTCGCGCGCTCAAGCAGCGGCACGCCGCCGGCAAAAGCACCTTGCGCATCGCACGAAATGCCACCGTCATCCCCGGTGGCCGAAAGCGAAAACGCGCGCAATCCTCGCAACGTGAGCATGCGATCGTCTCCGTTCGGTCTTTGCGGATGCAAAAAGGAAAGCCCCGGCGCTAATCTCAGCGGATTGCTTCGCCGACCGCCTCGCTCAATCCCCCAGCAATATCCTCCGCCATCTCCGCTAACGACGACCGCAGATAAGACCGCTCCGGCAGCGTCACCGCCGGCAGGTTCACCCGCGCCGCGAAAACCTGCTTGCCGCCGACGGCGAAGGCCAGCGCCTTGGCTTTGTCCGGCACGATCTCGTGCGGCGGAATGGTGCCGCCGAATTCCTGGATCGCCGCATATTTGACATCGCCGGATGTGCCGATGCGGACCGAGATGTCGGCCGAAGACTCATCCACCGTCGCGATGATCGAGCTCGCCAGCGCGCCGCTTCGCGAATTGAGCACGCCGCCGGACAGTTTCTGCTGAATCTTCGCTTCCAGCGCGACCGCGAGCACATTGGCCTTGCTCGCGAGCGCCTGGCGTACCCGGTCGGGCATGCCGGCAAGGCTTCCGCTGTAATCGTCGCGCAGATCGAGCCGAAACATCACGCCCCCACCACGCTGCGATAGGGATCGAGCGAGGCGCGCACGAAATCCGGGATGTCCTTGAGGCTGTAGGACGCCGTCTGCTGGCCTTGCACGGTCTGCGCGCTCTGGCCGACGCGGGTGCGGTAGCGATAGCGCTCCGCCACCCATTCGATGCAGGCATTGTTGATCGCCGCCGGAACGAAACCGTAGGAGATCAGCACAGCGGCGCCGGCATC